GGCATACGAAGTGGTTGATGAGGCGACAACAACATCAAATCTTTCTGCAAAGAATGCAGCCATTAAATTAATTCTTGATATTGAATCAAGAAGAATAGATATGCTACAAAAAGCGGGGCTTCTAGAGAATAAAGAACTTGCCGATCAATTGCTTGAAACAGAACGCAAACAAGAAATGATTATGAACATTCTAAAAGATATCGCTTCTAAGCATCCACAGATTAAAAATGAAATTTTAACAAGATTGTCAGAGGTGTCTGGTCCAACGGGAGAGGCAGTAGTAATTTATGAGTCTTGATTTTAGTGACTTCTTTGATGCCCTTGACGACAACCCATTTGAAGAAGATCCAGTGGACCTTGATACCTTTTTGCATGATGAAAACTTTTTGATGCAGCCACCCCTATCTCAAATTCAAAGAGATCTTGTTGAGGCCATGAGTCAGATCTATAAAGAAGAAGATTTGATCAGATACATGGGCGAAGAAGAAGGAAGAAAACATTATAAGAAGTATACAAAGGCTGAGGTAATTTTGCAACTTGGCAAAGGCAGTGGAAAGGACCACACTTCAACCATTGGCTGTGCATACTTGGTGTACAAACTGATGTGCCTAAAAGATCCTGCTGCATATTTTGGCAAGCCTCCAGGTGACTCTATTGATATTATCAATATTGCTATCAACGCACAACAAGCAAAGAACGTATTCTTCAAGAACTTTAAGACTAAGATTCAAAGAAGCCCATGGTTTGCAGGAAAGTATGAGTCAAAGGTGGATAGTGTAGAGTTTGATAAGGCGATTACTGTTTATTCTGGTCACTCAGAACGTGAGAGCCATGAGGGATTGAACCTCATTCTGGCAATTCTTGACGAGATCTCTGGCTTTGCTCAGGAAAGCAATACTGGAAATGAAAATGCAAAGACTGGCGATGCTATTTATAAAGCATTCCGCGCATCAGTAGATTCACGTTTCCCAGACTATGGAAAAGTAGTTTTGCTATCCTTCCCACGCTATCCAGGTGACTTTATTTCAAAGCGTTACGATGAAGTGGTTGCAGAAAAAGAGATAGAAGAAAAGAAGCACACTTTTATTATTAATCCAGAACTTCCAGACGATTCTCCAGAAAACAGGTTTGATGTTGAATGGACAGAGGATCATATTATTTCTTACAAATATCCAGGGGTATACGCAATTAAAAGACCAACGTGGGACGCTAACCCAACCAGAAAGATTGATGATTTTAAGACTGCCTTCATGACCGATTATGCTGATGCCATGCAGCGTTTTGCATGTATGCCATCATTTATGTCAGATGCTTTCTTTAAACAAAAAGATAAGTTAGAAAAGGCCATGTGCTTACACAACCCAATTGATAGTTTTAAGAGAGTAGAACCTAAGTGGCAACCAGATGAGGACATTAGATATTTTTTACATGCTGACTTAGCACAAAAGCATGACAAGTGTGCTATTGCAATTGCTCACGTTGATAAGTGGGTAGAGGTTAGAACATGGAATGATTACACACAGATACATCCATTCGTAATAGTTGATGCCATTGTTTGGTGGGAGCCTAGAAAAGAAGGGCCAGTAGACTTATCAGAAGTAAAGGAATGGATTGTTAGTTTTAGAAGAATGGGATTTCAGATTGGCTTGGTCACCTTTGACCGCTGGCAGTCATTTGATATTCAGCAGGAGTTGAAGACAGTGGGCATTAAAACTGACACTCTTTCTGTAGGCAAAAAACACTATGAGGATTTAGCAATGCTTGTATATGAAGATCGTGTATTAATGCCCCACAATGACATACTTCTAGAGGAAATGAGTCAGTTGCGTATCGTATCTGATAAGAAGGTAGACCACCCCAGAAAGGGGTCTAAAGACCTCTCTGACGCTGTTACAGGCGCGGTATACAATGCAATAGCCCATACACCCCGTAATCTTAATCAAGTCATTGAGGTGCATGATTGGAAATCAATAGCAAAGAAGCACGATCTAGAAGAGATAGCAGAATATGAAAGAAACAATAGGCCGAAAATGCCAGACGATGTTGCCAGTTATCTTGACGGATTAGGAATGCTCTGATAGAATTATTCTTTAAGGAAAGGAACAAGTATGTTACTAGCGTTTTTGATTGCAACACTTATTGTATTTTCGATTAATAGTCTGGCATCTATATATTTGCTATCAATAAAAATAAATAATCAGAATGTAAAGGTTTCTGACCTGATTATTGTTTTTGTTGCGCTAGGTATGCTTTCCTGGAACATATACACAATAATAAATCTTTAAGTTTATACGGCAGGTAGGCAAATTGGTTAAGCCGCCAGTCTTATAAACTGGGAATACGATTGCGGGTTCAAGCCCCGCCCTGCCGACAATAAGGTATAATTTTATAAAGGATGTGATTGTCAATGCCATGGGATATTAAACAACGTGGATCGCAGTACGCAGTAGTTCAGAGGGATAATGGAAAGATAGTTGGTACACATCCAACTAGGGCAGCGGCAGAGAGACAGCAAGCCGCTCTCTATGCATCTGAAGCAGATGAAAAAGATAAGGCAGAATGGCCCACAAGAAGTACATGGATGGGTCAGTTTATGCCTTGGAGAAGATAGTGGCTCTCCTTGTTTTGATTCCATGGGTATTGACAACAATAGCACTTTTAACTATAATGTATCTACAAAACAGAACAGCAAACAGTATGGATGATTTCTTTGATGTAGAAGATGAAGATCTTATTCCAGACTGGGTAAATGAAAAAGAGGTAATAAGAGTAGCAGTAGTAAAAGATAGGGCTTATTGGGTACACGACAATGTGTTCTATGAATCAGACGTTACTCCAGAGCCAGACTTTTCTACAGCAAGGCCCGTCGATACAATGTCGATGAGGCCCAAACAATTAAATGAACTTCTCGTCATTTTAGATGAGTTAGAGGAATATGGAAGGGAATAAAATGAACGTCGCAGTCCAGGGAACTAAGGAGTTCTCTGATTATCAAATTTTTATGCGTGCAATGGGCGTTGCGTTGTCAGAGGTAGATGATGGTGAGTTCAATGTATACTCCGCTGGCCCTGCTGCAATTAATTCATTTACCGCAGAATTCTGCAATATGTCAGAAAATGGATTAAGGCGACGTAACATTAAAGTACGCTATTACAAAGTTCCCCCTCAAACAATTGAGGAAAACTGGAACTCCTTTGACTACTTTGCCTTCCTCTCTACGCCGAATCAGCGACCGTCGCGCCTTGTGGCCTCTGCTGAATTGGCTGGGGTAGAGGTGGGCATCTTCCGATATTAGGAGGATGCCATGAGACTATCAAAGACGGATAGAGCCTATCTCAATGTTGCCAGATATTTTGCTAGAAAGTCTATATCTCGTAACACTCACGGTGCTGTCGTTGTTAAGAGCGGCAGGGTCTTGGGAACAGGATGGAATAAAGATAGAAACAGCCCCCATATAGTTTCTCCAGAGCATGTAAAAAGCGATTGTTCTTATCATGCAGAGCAGGTTGCAATTCGTGAAGCAGGAGAGTACAATGTTAAGGGTGCAATTATATATGTTGCAAGAGTAAACAGAAAAGGTCACGATAGAAATAGCAAGCCTTGTCCACGTTGTAGTGATCTCATTGATCGGACTGGAATAAAGCGAGTTATTTTTACAACAGAAGCAGGAGAGTACAGTAATGTTGATTAGTGATTTAGAAGAGATGGAAAACATTGTTTCCTCAAACGACAACCTAGCCTGGAATGGTTGGGATGTTGTTAGTTATACAAAAAATGGTAACGCAATGTTTTCTCAGAACGCTGAATATCGTGATGGGCAATGGTACAAGACCAAGGTCTTCCCGATTACTGAGGATGGTTGGAACATCCCCAATAACATAGGGAGAGGCAATGAACAGGTGGAGGGATAATTCTGAGTGCCTTGGCATGGATACCAACTTATTTTTTGATAAATACGAAGAGGATCAAAAGTTAGCCAAGTCTGTAGACAATATATGTAATAGATGCAAGGTTAATCAAGATTGCTTTGCCGCTGGCGTTTCTAATAAAGAATGGGGCGTTTGGGGCGGTATTTATTTGAAAGATGGTAAAATTGATAAGGAGTTTAACGCTCATAAAACAAGAGAAGACTGGTCAGATACCTGGGAGTCACTTACTATGGAGGTCAACTAATGTATACGTTAGAAATGGCAAAGGCTGTAAGATCCTTGCAGCCACCAAAGGGATTCCATGTAGATATCTTTGATCATGATGATTTTCTTACTGTTCGTGCAGATGAAATAGAATTCTATAAATTAGGGCACGATCAAAAAATAGCCGCAGTAGAGTACATGATTAAAGTAAAGAAGGCACTTGAGCAAAATGGAGCGATAGTTCTTCTTGAAAGGAATCCTGTTAAGTGAGCATATTTGTTTCTATTGCTTCTTATCGTGATGAAGAAATAGTTAAAACTGTAAAAAGTTTGTATCAAAATGCAGATCGCAAAGAGGAATTAACTATTTGTGTTGTATCACAAGAACTTAGAAACAGGCACCCAAGGCTGGACTTTATACCAGAAGAGCAGTTAATAATGGTAAAGGTACATGCAAAAGATGCTAAGGGTGCAGGGTACGCTAGGAAACTCGCCATGGAAGAATACCGTGGCGAGGATTTCCTTTTTCAAACGGACTCGCACATGAGGTTTGCTAAAGGATGGGATTCAAAACTTATAGACATGTACAATGTGGTTGTTGCAAAAGAAAAAACTAATAAAATTATTCTCAGTCAGTTCCCTGCTCCATATATGCCGCTAACAGACGGAACAGATCATTACATAATTGGAGACAAAGATTTTTGGGACGAGCCATCGTGGACCACTGTAGTTAATACATGGACTGGTGTATGGGCAGGGAACCGCGAAAAAATAGATGACATGTCTCAACCGCATTACTCACACACAATCCTGGCAGGCTTAGTCTTTGCCCCTGGATTTATTGTTGACGAAATTCCATATGATGAAAGAATATCTTTTATGGGTGAAGAGTTGTGCTTTGCTATTCGTGCATTTACAAGGGGATGGCATATATACGCTCCAAACGAGATGGTGTGCTGGCATTTCTATAAAAGAGAAGAGCGTCCTAAAATATGGAAAGACCACATGGCTGGAAGATCGTGGACCGATATTGAAATGAGATCTCAGCGGGTGCAAAGAGATGTTCTTTTAGGAGTAGAACAAGGCACCTTTGGAATAGGGGACTATGAAAAATATATAGAGTATCAGGAACTTATCGGCATAAACTTTGAAAAGTTTTATGAAAAAGAGTTGTCGGATAAAGTTAATTTGGGCCTGTTAACTCAGGAAATAGAATTCGACAAAGACTTTAATTTGGTTGAAATATCAAAGACTGGGTATTGTAGAGAGGGGTTGCATTCTCGTTGCTTTGCCAAAGAGGTATGCAATTGCATTTGTCATGGTGATGAAAATGAGTGATAGACAACAGATTATTCTACCTTGGAGAGATCCAGATTGTGTGTACAGAAGAAAGCACTTTGACTTTCTTTTTGATTACTATTCACAGGAGTTTGATATTGTAATTGGAGACAATGAGGGAAAGTTTAATCGTTCTGCCGCGAGGAATAGTGGTGTCGATAAGTCAACCTCTGAAATATCTGTGATCATTGATGCAGATAACTATATTCCAATTTCTCAAATACATTCTGCTATTAAGGTAGCAAAAAGAAAAGACTCTTTAATAAAACCATTCTCACATTTTGGTTATTTAACAGAAGAAGCAACAAACTCCTTTTATGTTGGTAAAAATAACTTTAAACACAACGCAGATAGTTTTATTAATAGTCCAGAAAAGAATTTTACAGGTGGGGCATATGTAATAAAGAAAAGCCTTTGGCAAAAAGTTGGAGGAATGGACGAGGGCTTCATTGGTTGGGGTGCAGAAGACGATGCCTTTCACATTTTAATCAAGGCAAAACTTGGCAACGCGCACTACGTTGATGGATTTGATTATCATCTTTATCATCCTGCACACAGAGTAACATCAGAATTTAATTACAACAAATTAATGGAGGAATATGTAAATGGGAACTTCACATCCTGAAACAAAGCCCTGGATTATGGAGAAGGCAATGAGGGCAAGAGTTAAGACAATTCTTGATGTTGGTGCTGGCTCTGGAACTTATAGGAATTATTTTTATAGAAACGGTTACACCCCAATTATGGATGCGGTAGAGGTGTGGGAGCCATATATTCAAGAGTTTTCTTTAAAAAACAAATATAGAAAAGTCTACAAAGAAGATGTTAGAAGTTTTACAAAATACAATCACGATCTAGTAATCTTTGGAGACATTCTTGAACATATGACACAAGAGGATGCATTTAATGTCTGGACAAAGGCATCTAAAAAGTGTAAATATGGTGTAATATCTATTCCAATAATTGAATATCATCAACATGCAATTAACGGAAACCCATACGAAGAGCATGTAAAAGAGGACTGGGATCACAAACAGGTTATGGAATCATTTCCAGGAATTCAAGACTATTGGCTGGGCGGTATTACAGGTGCGTATTGGGCAAAGTTTGATGTATAATTGTTGCGAAATGAGGGATTATGTATGTTGCAAAGATTAGTAGAAGAGGTTTGCTGGTTGATGCACGCATATTTAAAAAGGTTTGGTCAGAAGATATAGCGTCAAACAAAATAATAAGAATAAATGATAATAGTTTTTTGTTAAAATCAAGTGCCTTTCGATGGGTACACAAGCAACTGTTTGTTTATTTAGAGGATCAAGGAGAACTAGAGGTAATCAATGAGTGAAGAATATATTACTAAAACATTAAACAACGTTTTAACTCGTCACGCTAAAGTTGTTCATGGCTACGAGGTAGAGATTGCAAACTTAACAGCAGAGGTTTATAGGCTACAAGCGGAGGTAGAAGAACTAAAATCCTCAAGCAATCATGATAAAATAGAATAAAATACTGTTTCATCTGGAGTGCCCATGAATGTTTTTGATGATGATAGTGAATATGTGTGCATAACGCACCAATGTTTTCTACCTTGCGATAACGGAGATCATCATTTGATATCTAACTGGGTAACAGATGTTTATCGAATAAGAAAGTCGATGGAAAAGAAATGAGTTTTTTAAAGAAAAAGGAGAACAAGATGAGTTGGAAGCCAGTAGCGGGAATTACAACGCTAAGAAAGCAGATTGATGAGCGTTGGCCCAAGAGAGATAAGCGTAGTGATGGAATCTTAGGAGATTCTGCACACGCCTCTAGAAAGAGCGACCACAATCCAGATAGTCGTGGCTATGTACATGCAATGGATATTGATGAAGACTTGCGCGGGTCTAAGGACGATAGCGAATGGTTGGCTAGACAAATTATTGCTTATGCTCGCAATAGACGTTCAGGATCTTCCAGGCTCAAATATCTAGTATACGAAGACAGAATTGCAAGTGGATCTTATCCAAGGCAGTTTTGGACATGGAGAAACGGGGACTGGGGTCACGAATATCACATTCACATCTCTTTCTCCAAGGAGGGTGAGACAGACGGAGCACTCTTTGACATTCCAATTTTAATGGATGGCAAGATAGATGTTTGGGATGGTCACATTCCATTCTATGATGTTCTTGAAGATGCAATTGCGTCGGGTGCAAAGAATATGGCAACATGGAGACTTGCTTGCAGACTCAAGGAACTTGGTTTCTATAGCGGCAACGTCCTTCCTGATGGTCAACAGGCTTATCCAAAAAATGCAATTCGTACTATGCAGGATTGGATGGGTTGGGAAAGAAAAGAGTATGATGAGAAAACTCATAAGGCAATTTTCGGCAAGGTTCCCTTCTCAAAGAATGATGATTATAAGTCAGAGCAGTCTGAACTAGATCCAGTATGTACCTGCAAGAATTGTCCGTGCAATAAAAGTTGATGAAGGTCACACCGATTTTGTTTGACTATCATACAAAACTCTGATATGATTGTGATATCCCAACAATCCCAAAAGGAGGAAATTATGAAGTCACTTAAGCGTGTCTTTGAGAATCTTTTCACAAGTGCCACAAGCACAGAAGAGAAAGAGAATAAGGATATGTATCGTGAGTGGACTAGACAAAGAGAACTTGCTGCTAAGTTTGGTCACAGTCACGTTGCAGAAATTGACGCTATCTTCACTCGCGCAGGACTATAGTTCTTGACATTTGTCCACGTTTCCTGTATTATTGGGGGCGTGGATAAGTCATATATAAGGAGTGATAATGCTTGACTGCCGTGGTATTCCAACTAGGGAATGCGTCAATTGCGGATCATCTTTGTTTACCGTTCAGGTGCAGTTTGACGAATCATATGAAATTGTTTCATACCTGCTTGACTGCGAGTGCGCCTACTGCTACACTAAATTAACTGCTCCAACGCCGTTGGACCTGATTGAAATGGATTAACATGCAAACATTCGTTCCATATGCAGATATGTATGAGTCTGCTTCTGTTCTGGATAACAAGCGTCTTAACAAGCAATTGCTTGAAGGTCGTCAGATTTATAGCATACTTTCCAGTAATCGTACTAAGGGTGGATGGGTAAATCATCCTGCCGTCAGGATGTGGCGCAACTATGACAACGCCCTCTTTGAATATCTTATTGCTATCAAGCATGAGTGTGATCAGCGTGGTATTAGTACAGAAAAGAATTGGGAGGCAATTCAAGAAATGTATGATTGGAATTGGGATCGCGGTGACAATATCGTAATGCCTCCATGGTGGGGTGATGAGCGTGTTCATGAGTCACACCGCAACAATTTGTATGTCAAAGACCCAGAGTATTATGCACACTTTGGTAACAACAACCGTGTAACATGTTGCGATACATGCAATTACTTCTGGCCTACACACACACTATATTACAATCTAGAACTGGAGGAAAAAATTGAAGTCTAAGGATCAATATACAGAAGAAGATGAGCGTGCTTTGCGCGACCTTGACAAGGCTATGAACGATATCAAGCGTTCTGTCGGAGGCAAGCAAGGAGAGGCACTTGAAAAAAAGTACGCGGAAGCGTATAATAAGTGCTACCGCATGGGTCTTAAACAATACAAATTAATATATACATGAGTATACGCGAACGTGGTGTAGGGGTAACACAACAGTCTTCCAAACTGTTATCGCCAGTTCGAATCTGGTCGTTCGCTCGCTTGGGAAGTTGATGTTTTGCAAACTGCGTGTGGCGCAACGGATAGCGCAAGTGGTTTCTACCCACTAGGTTGGGGGTTCGAATCCCTCCACGCAGGCAAGCGGGATAGTCCCCAAGGTGGGGAAGCGGTCTGTAAAACCGTCGCCGTTGGCATGGCTGGTTCGATTCCAGCATCCCGCACCGCCAAAAAAAGATAGGAGCACAAAATGAGAAAAACAATTTCATCTGTCCTGGTTTCAGCACTTGCTATTGGCATGGCCCCACATGTTCATGCTCAAGGCAATTCTCTGACACCAGATCAACAGGAACAAAAGGTTAAGCAACTGTTGGATGATGAAAACTCATATGCAGAAACGGTTATTGTTACAACCAAGAGCGGCGAGGTAAGTGTAGGAGAAGTAACCTATCAAGAAAAAAAGGAACTTCAGTCTCTTACAGAAGTAATTAGTATTGAGCCAGATAAAGAAATAACTTTGTTTTCTTATACATGTTCTCCATTTGTTATTGAGTGCCAGAAGTGGGGTATTGACAGGATAAATCAACCAAGCCTACCCCTTGATAATTATTTCCCAGATAGATCAGACAACGGTGCTGGGGTTATAGCATATGTTATTGATACTGGAATTGATTATAATCACAGCCTTTTGCCCACCGCCGTAAGTTATGGAAAAGATTTTATTGATAACGACACAGACCCAATGGACTGTAACGGTCATGGCACGCATGTTGCAGGAACCATTGCATCTTCTGAGTATGGCGTTTCTCCATCAACAACTCTAGTTGGAGTTCGTGTTCTATCGTGTTCGGGCATCGGATCTCTTTCTAATGTTATTAGTGGAGTAAATTGGGTAAAAGATAATCATAACTCAATGTTTCCAGGTCGTCGTGCAGTTGTAAATATGAGCGTCGGAGGAACGTATTCATTAGGACTAAATACAGCAGTAGCAAATCTAGTTTCTACAAACATTCCTGTCGTGGTCGCTGCTGGCAACAATTCTACAAACGCCTCTGGATATTCTCCAGCCTCAGAAATTAGTGCTATAACTGTGGCTGCTAGTAATTTTTATGACACCAATGCCTCCTTTTCCAACTACGGTAGCGTTGTTGATATTTGGGCACCTGGCGCAGACATTACTTCTACATACTTAAATAATGTAACAAGAAGAATGCATGGAACCTCTATGGCATCCCCCCATGTTGCAGGCGTTATTGCTGCGTACCTATCTGAAAACCAAAGTGCTTCCTCTAGTCAGGTCAGTTCGTATATAACGTCTAGTGCATCTAATATAATTAGTCACAGTTTTTCTAGCACAACGTCTGGGCTTGTGCAATGGGATGTTGCATCAGAGCCTGAACCAGAGCCAACTCCCACGCCAACGCCTACACCCACGCCTACACCCACGCCTACACCCACGCCAGAACCCGATCCTACTATTGAACCAGAACCCACACCAGAGCCTGAGCCTACGCCCACTCCAGAGCCTACCCCTACACCAACGCCCACACCAAAACCTACACCTACTCCAACACCTACTCCAGAGCCTACACCAACACCTACGCCAGAGCCTACTCCAACACCTACGCCAGAGCCTACACC